ACGGGAGCACCCGGCGAAGAAAGAAGGAGGCACTATGACCAGAAAGTTTTGGAACTGGGTGCGAAACGAGGAGCCGGACAGCTTTGGCAGCGACCGCACACTTTACCTCGACGGGGAAATTTCCGATGAGACGTGGTTCGGCGACGAAGTGACACCCAAGCTATTCAAAGATGAATTAAGTGCTGGAGATGGGAACATCACCCTCTGGATCAACAGTCCGGGCGGTGATGTTTTTGCTGCTGCACAAATCTACAACATGCTGATGGACTACCCGCACGAGGTCACCGTCAAGATCGACGCCCTCGCGGCTTCAGCGGCATCGGTCATTGCGATGGCAGGTACCAAGGTCTGCATGAGCCCTGTGGCCATGCTGATGATCCATAATCCGGCAACCATTGCTATCGGCGATACCGAGGAAATGCAGAAAGCCATCGACATGTTAAACGAAGTCAAGGAATCCATCATGAACGCCTACGAAATCAAGTCGGGACTCTCCCGTGCCAAGATCTCAAAGCTCATGGATGCCGAGACATGGATGAACGCCAAGGAGGCCAAGAAGCTGGGCTTCGCTGACGAGATCCTGTTCGCTGAGGGCAATGAGCCCCTGCCGGACGACGAGACGGATGTGGAGATGCTTTTCTCCCGCAAAGCCGTCACCGACTCACTGCTATCACGGCTGATCCCTAAGAAACAGCCGGAAGCAAATAAACACATGGTACCTGTTACCGATCTTGAGAAGCGCCTTTCGCTTCTCGCACATTAAAGGAGGATTTCTATTATGACTCAGATTATGGAACTCATGGAAAAGAGAGCGAAGGCATGGGAAGCTGCTAAGGCGTTCCTCAACACCCACTCTCAGAACGGCGGCATGGTTTCTGCCGAAGATGCCGCAACCTACGACAAGATGGAAAAGGAAGTCACCGACCTCACCCACGACATCGAGCGCCTGCAGCGTCAGGAAGAGATCGACAAGATGATGAACGCACCGACTTCTGCTCCGCTCACCGGCAAGCCCGGCGTGAAGGATGAGCCGGACGACAAGCCCGGCATCGCTTCCAAGGCTTATAAGACAGCCTTCTGGAACAACATCCGCAAGCGCAACTACTACGACGTGAAGGACGTACTCACTGTCGGAACCGATGCCAACGGCGGCTATCTCGTTCCCGATGAATACGAGAAGCGCCTGATCGACGCCCTGCAGGACGAGAACTTCTTCCGTTCCCTCGCAACGGTCATCCAGACCCAGTCCGGTACTCACACCATTCCGGTTGTTGCCTCTCATGGCACGGCTGCTTGGATGGACGAGAACGGCCTGTATCCGGAATCCGATGACACCTTCGACCAGATCAGCCTCTCTGCTTACAAGCTGGGCACGGCAATCAAGGTCTCCGAGGAGCTCATGAACGATTCCGTCTTCGACCTCGAAGCATATATCTCTGCAGAGTTTGCCCGCAGGATCGGCGCTGCTGAGGAGGAGGCTTTCCTGACCGGAGACGGCAACAAGAAGCCTGAAGGCGTCTTCACCAAGGTTGCTGCTACTACCGGCGGTACCACAGAGATCGCCAACACGAACATCACCTTTGACACGATCATGGATGTGTTCCATTCGCTCCGCAGTGTCTACAGGAACAAGGCCATCTGGATTCTCAACGACTCCACGATCAAGGCCATCCGTAAGCTGAAGGACAACAACGGCAATTATATCTGGCAGCCTTCTGTCATCGCTGGCCAGCCCGATACGATCCTGAACCGTCCTTACAAGACCAGCATCTACGCACCGGAGCTCGCAGCCGGAAACACTCCGATCCTCTTCGGTGACTTCAGCTACTACTGGATCGCTGACCGTCAGGGACGTTCCTTCAAGCGTCTCTCCGAGCTCTATGCGGCAAACGGCCAGATTGGCTTCCTCGCTTCCGAGCGTGTCGACGGCAAGCTCATCCTGCCCGAGGCTGTAAAGGGTCTGTCCGTCAAGGGCTCCAGCACTACCACGGCCTGATCATAGGAACTGACGTAACCAGCCGTCCGCAGGGAATCACCTCTCTGCGGGCGGTTTCATTTTAAGGAGGCGGACATGGAAGTAACACTTGAAGAAGCAAAAACATATCTGCGCGTAACCTCCTCCGACGAGGACGACCTGATAAGAAGCCTGATCACTGCCGCTGAAAAGCAGGTGCAGGACATCACCCGCCAGTCCGACGAGGAGTTTATGGCAAATGAAGAACGAGCCCTGATCCGCATCCGGATAGCTGTTTTATACACCGTTGCCTATCTATATGAGCACCGTGAGGAAGCCGATCACCATGCGCTGAACATGACGCTGCGTGACCTTCTCTTCGGTACCCGGAAGGAGGGCTTCTGATGAATATTGCAGCTATGAATGTGCGGGTCACCTTCCAGAAGAACGGTGTCACGGTTGATAAGTACGGCAATCACAAAACGGGCTGGACGGATTATTACTCCTGCTGGGCTACGGTCGGCACGAGCTCAGGAGCAGAATCCGGCGGCGTTGTAATTAACCCGGAGGAATCCCTGGACTTTACCTGCCGCTACTGCACAGAGCTGTCTTCGGTTGAATCCACGAAGTACCGGATTATCGCTGAAGGCAAGACCTACAACATTACCTACGTTAACCCGATGGGCTACAAGCACAACAGTCTGAAGTTCAATTGCAAATTGGAGAAACCGTCATGAGCCAGCACGTAACAATCGATCAGATGGATGATGCCATCATGGACGAGCTTGAGAAATACGCCAAGCTCGCGACCGATGACATGAAGGATGCGGTCAAGGATACCGCAAAGGAAGTCCGCAAGGATATTCAGGCGGGCGCTCCTGTCGATACCGGCAAGTACAAGAAAAGCTGGTCAGTAAAAAATGTCCATGAGGACTCCGACAGCATCGACCTCGTGGTTCATTCCCGGAACCGCTACCAGATCGCGCATCTCTTGGAGCACGGTCATGTTAAGCGTGGCGGAGGCCGGGTACCTGCCCAGCCCCACATCGCCGCTGCCGAACAGCGCGGTAATGAAAAGCTGGTGGAAACCATCGAGCAGAAACTGAAAGGCGGCTGATATGACATACGACGAAATAATCACAATGCTTGAGGAAGCCGGTCTCCCGCTTGCCTACGACCACTTTGCCGAAGGTGAATCGCCTGACCCGCCCTTCCTCGTTTTTCTGTATCCGGGCAGCAATAACGTGTTTGCCGACAACAACGTCTACTTCAAAGTAAGCCAGCTGAACATCGAGCTGTACACGGATGCAAAAGACCCGGAGCTGGAAGAACGGCTTGAGGACATCCTGTGTTCCCATGAGATTCCTTGGGAGAAATCGGAAGTCTGGATCGAATCCGAAAAGCTGTACGAAGTGCTCTATCAAACTGAGATTTAAAGGAGGATGCCACTATGGCTAACAGAAAAAATAAGGTTAAGTTCGGCCTCAAGAACTGCCACTACGCTCTCGTCTCAATTGACGATGAAGGAGCCGTTACCTTTGGAAGCCCTGTCAGGCTGCCCGGCTCCGTAAGCCTTGCCCTTGATGCAGAGGGCGACAACGATCCGTTCTATGCGGACGATTCCGTTTATTACATGTGCGCGACCAACAACGGCTATTCCGGCGATCTTGAACTGGCTCTCGTGCCGGAGGATTTCCTGAAGGACATCCTGCATGAGACAGAAGACGCTAACGGTGTGCTGGTCGAGAACAAAGATGTGGAACCGGAGCATTTTGCCCTGCTGTTTGAGTTCTCCGGTGACCAGAGAAAGATCCGCCATTGCCTGTACTACTGCAGTGCAAGCAGACCTGCTATGGAAGGCGACACTACCGAGGACAAGAAGGAAGTCAAGACCGAAAAGCTCTCGCTTACGGTATCACCACTTCCGAACGGCCTCGTGAAAGTCAAAACCGGAACCAACACCAGCGAAGAAACCTACAACAACTGGTACAACGCAGTCTACCAGCCGCAGGCAAGTACAAGCGAGGTCACTCCGACTACGACCGACACACCAACTGATGCAGGTAACGGAGAAAGCACCGACCCTGCTACGGATACCACTGAGTAAGGAGGCGCGACATGTCTGTAACAAAAACTGTCTCCATTGACGGCACTGAGGTCACCTTTCGTGCCTCTGCCGCCATTCCGAGACTCTACAGAAACAAGTTCCACCGGGATATCTATAAGGATCTGAACGAGCTGCAGAAAGGCATCGATGCCAGCGACCCGGAAAGCTCCTCACTGGACACTTTCTCCTTGGAGCTGTTCGAGAATATCGCTTGGCTCATGGCAAAGCACCAGAATCCGGAGGTTCCTGATACTCCGGAAGAATGGCTCGACCAGTTTAACACCTTCTCGATCTACGAGATTCTTCCTCAGATCATCGAACTCTGGGGACTGAATGTGGAACAGCAGGTGGAATCTAAAAAAAACCTCATCAGACAGAGCGGGAAATGACGACCCCGCTCTTTTTACTCCGGTGCGTGCAGATCGGGCTTTCCATCTCGGAACTCGATCTGCTCACCATCGGAACCGTCAACGATATGTACAGCGAAATGAGCAACGACGACTATCCGTATGCGGAAGTCGCAACGCAGTCACAGATGGATCGATTCTAACGAAGGGAGGCAGGTCACATGGCTGACAGAGTAAAAGGCATAACCGTAGAAATCGGCGGCGATACGACCGGCCTTTCCAAGGCGCTCTCCGGCGTCAATAAAGAAATCAAGAATACCCAGAGTCAGCTGAAGGATGTAAACAAGCTCCTGAAGCTCGACCCGACAAATACCACCCTGCTTGAACAGAAGCAGAAACTTCTGAAACAGGCTGTCTCGGAAACCAAAGATAAGCTCACACAGCTGAAGTCCGTGCAAGACCAGATGGATGCTGGACTAAAAAACGGTACCGTCACCCAGCAGCAATACAATGCATGGCAGCGTGAGATCATAGAAACCGAGAACGAGCTAAAAAATCTCGAGCAGGCATGTAAGGATACAGATTCCCATATCTCCGCGACTTTAAAGCAGGCAGGAACTAAGCTGCAGGAAGTCGGCAGCAAGATATCGGGCGTCGGCACCAGCTTAACAACACACGTCACGGCTCCTATCGTCGGTATCGGCGCAGCTTCACTTGCTGCCTTCAATGAAGTAGATGCCGGGCTTGATATCGTAGCCCAGAAGACAGGTGCTACCGGTAAGACGCTCGAAGGAATGAACCAGATCGTAAAAGACCTCGCCACGGAGATCCCGACAGACTTTGAAACTGCTGGTGCCGCTGTCGGCGAGGTCAATACTCGTTTCGGTCTGACCGGGCAGGCTCTGGATGATTTGTCCGGAAAATTCATCAAATTTGCCCAGCTAAATGACACCGATGTTTCGACCTCCATCGACAACGTCTCCTCTGTCATGAACGCTTTCGGCATGGATGCCAGCGAGGCCGACAGTCTTCTTGACGCTCTGAATGCTACCGGGCAGGCAACCGGAATCGACATGGATACCCTTGCCGGATCTCTTTCCAGCAATGCTGTACAGCTGAAGGAAATGGGGCTCACCGCACAGCAGGCGGCGGGCTTCATGGGAATGGTCGAAATGTCCGGTCTTGATACTTCATCCGCAATGATGGGTCTTAAGACTGCCATGAAGAATGCGACGAAGGACGGCCAGACACTGGATCAGGCTC